GGTTGAGTTATTTATGGTTGATGCTCCTTACCGAACGTTGGTGGTGCGGCCGGACACGCGGGTGTCGGCGGTGTAGAAGGCGATGGAACCGTAGTCCTTGGAGTTGAACTGAGGCTTCTGGCACTTGGCGGTCATGCGCCAGCAGTAACCCTTGAACTCCTCGTAGTCCTCGTCTTCCTCGACGATGGAGGGGCGCTCACCCCATGCCCAAACAAGAGCCTGGGCACCGAGCAGAACACCGTGCGAGTAGGTGACGGAACCCGAACCACCGTTCGAGTAGACCGGCACGTTGTCGTGGCTGTGGATGATGACGCCGTCCCAGACACCGACCATGCCCGAGAAGATCGGGTTGTTGCTTCCGCGCTCGGCGGCTTCGCGCTGGGCCTGGCTGAACTCACTGTTGCGCTTGAGGTCGTAGACCTGATCGGGGGAAAGCAGGAGGACCAGATACTCTTTGCCTTCGACCTTGACGGGGCGCAGGGGGACGAGCGAGGAAGAACGACGAGTAAGGGCAAGGACTTTGACCTTGGAGATCCTGGCTGGGGTGATGACATCGTCCGCTTCGAGGGTGGCAACCGAAGTGGCATCGCCACCGTACACGGCTTCCGTGGGGGTCGCCTTGATAGCGTCGAACGCCATCTGGTCGATCTGCTCGGAACCCCAATCGGTGAGGGCGGAGCGGATTTCGGTCGGGATGTCGCCGACGAAGCGCTGGCGAGTGAGGGCACCGTCGTCCATGATGGCGTAGCGGTACCGTTCGAGAGTGACGTTGAAGGAGTAGAAGTTCAGGCGATCTTCTTTTCCCTTGACGGTGGCATTGCCGGTGATCGGGGAACCCGTCACGCGCATGCGGATGCCGAAGGTCATCGTCTCACCCTTCTGCTTGGTGAAGTCCGTCTTCTCGTGGATGATGGAATCGCTGCCGCCCATGAAGCGGGAGAAGTAGGACTTCTTTACCTGATCGAGGAAAAGCTGGCGCTGAACAATGATTGGCGCCAACGCATGTCCAGTGGTGATTTCAGTACGGGCCATGGTGAAACACTCCTTTGATTATCTGGTTGACTTGAGAAGCTGTTCTTCCAGCTTCTTCAGTTCGTCAGCCGACATGCGGTCAATGTCAGCCTCGGTAAGATTGTCGAGAACTGCATGCTTCTTCGGACTCGGCGGGGTTGTGGTAGCCACAGGTTTGGCTCGCCCCGCCTGCTGAATCTTGGAAACCATATCGGCCGGGCGCTTCTGCGCTTCTGCCAACTGCGTCTCCAACTCTTTGATCCGGCGTTGCGCCTCAATGCGTTTAATCAACTGAAACGTGACAGCCGGGTTAAGAGTAGCCACCGGGTCATTCTTGAACTGCGAGAGAAGAGATTCGGGAGCCTGATCGGCCTTCATCAGTTCGACGATCTCCGGCACGATTTCATCATACTTGGGTGCCCATGCAGAGATCGCTTCCTGAGCCTGCCGTCTGAAGTCCTGAGCCTCCTGCTCCTGCTGAGTCTGGGCTTCAGCCTTGCGTTGCTCGTGTTGCTTGAGTGCTTTCTTCAGCGCCTCTTTGGGGGAGGCAATCATCTCTTCATCGGTGATATCAAGTTCGGGTTCGGGTTGAGCCTCACGGGCCTTCTTCCGAAGTAGTCCGATTTCCTGATTCCGCTGGAGGATGAACGCTTCCTTGTCCTGAACCTGCTTCTGGAGCTTTGCAACCATTTCCTTCAGCGAAGCAACACTGGGTTCTTCGCTGGCGGGAGTGGGCTGTTTTTCCCCTTCTGCTTTCGGCTCGTTCGGCTCTGTCACTGGCTCGGACTCGTTTACAAGCCCGTCAAGCATCGCCTGCAAGTCTTCGCTCGACTTACCGTCCAACTCCTGTTCATTGATAACCTGGTCTTCCGACATCTTTGGTACCGTCCTTTCGGAGTGTTCGGATAGATGCCTCTACCCTTATTATGTAAACCAACCCGGTATCCGTGTCAAGCGGTTACCGAGTTTGTTCCCGTAAATTACATGGCGGGAGTCAGCGGTGCGCCCCCTCCGCCCTGCGGTGCCTGACCGCCGCGCTTTGCCTGAGCGGCGATAAGAGATTTTTGCACTTCGGTGTCGTACTTCTTGTTCTCCTTATCCATTTCCGCTTGTTGCGCCTGCTGGAGATACTGCATGATGCGATCCTTGTTGGGGATGGGGGCAACTTCGAGCAGGGCCTGGGGAGGGATGGGCACGCCACGACCGGCCATTTCCATGAGAAGTTGGAAGTTGGCAAGCTGAGTCGTGGGGGTGGCACCTGCTTCACCGACCTCGACATCGTAGGCAAGCATGTCTTTGTCGGAGAGACGGGCTTCGATGGTTTGGAGCATGGCTTGATCGTTGGGGTCAACAGGCTGACCGGCCAGTTGCATCTGCTGGTTACGGGCCGCTTCGACACGGGCCTGATCCATGACGAGCCGGGCGATGCGGCGGGGGGTGTAGATTTTGGCGATCCACTGAATGAGCATGCGGCCGAGATCTTTTTTCAGCCGGGCCATGTTGTCGAACAGATATTCGTTGCCGACAAGAGCCTGCTTCAGCCGGTGCATGAGGACAACGCCGGAATCAGAACGATCCTGAGCGCCGAGGATAGAGGTGTTGACGTTCGTGACATCGCGGAAGGACTGGAGGGAAGCTAATTCCAGTTGCACGACACCCGGCTGGACCTGACCCGCCTCAACCTTGTGGGGAGGGCGGGTGATGTCGCGAATCTTGGCGACGAAACCGGCGGTGGCAGCGTCTCTTTTGAACTGCTCTTCGGCCGCCTTGCTGGCAAACTGACCCTCTTCCATGAACCAGCCATTGTTGATGGAGGTGTTGACGATGTCAACCATCTGACTCCGGCGCTTGTTCAGCTCTCGCTGGGGGTCTTTGCTCCGCTCTATCTTTCCAACGAAGACCGGACCGCGCTTGTAAGCATAAGCCAGCAGCACAGAAAAGGCAGGACCGGTAGTATTGGGAGGTACAGGCAGATCGGGATAATAATCGTCGAGCAGAGTAGAGCCTGCAATAACAGTTCGACGTATCTTGTGTCTCTTCTGCTTGATCTGCTGGAGATTGGAGCCGGAGAGGAGGGACTTGAGGGAGGAGCGGAGGGAAACGGGCACGTCGAGGTCGGAGATGACGAAGCCCGTGGTGGGGTCGAGGTAGAGGTTGAGGGTGTAATACTCTTTCTCTTCGCATTCCATGAACCGGTATTCTTTGGTGTGGGCGTTGACAAAGAGGGAGGAGTCGGCAAGACCGGAGAGGTCATCTTCCGTGCCTCCGTATTCAGAGAAGGCATCGACACCGGGGTCGGGCTTTTCGGCGGTTTTGAACGAGTCAGGGTAGAGTTGCTTGAGTTGGCGCTCGGTCATCCACCGCCAGCGGAAGAAATACTCGCAGTCAGAGGCATCGAGCTTGAGGTGCGGGCCGAAGAGATACTGGTCCCAGGGGCCATGCTGGACTCGGATGAAGCCCTCGACGTTGGAATCATAGTCGGGGTAGCACTCGATGATGCCACGCCCGACAGCGATCTGGTTCTCGAAGGCGGCAACTTCCTCGTACTCGAAGTTGTTTTGAGAGAGAATCTGTTTGATTGCATGGGTGAGGGTGTCAGCGATGAACTGGTCGCCCTCGGCCTGGGGAAATACCTTTATGTCGGTTCGATTCTGACGATAGATGCCGGACAAGGCTTCGACCATCGGAGCGATGTGGTTGATGGTCAGGGCGGCCCGGTTCTCGGCTTCGAGCTTGGAGCGGGTGGTGTCATCCCACTGGTCGCCTTCAAGGAAGGCAATCGACTCTTTGCCCGCCTCGATGGACTCTTTCTCATAATCATAGGCTTCCTGGAACTGGAGCAGTTTGCGGTTGATAACTTCCTTCTCATCCTCGTTGGCGTTTTCCGGTTGGAGCGGAGGCATGGGGATGGCACGGTGATCGTGACCGTCGCGGGGGTAGGGGTCGAGGATAACGACACCGTCGACCATGACTCCGGTATGCTTGTGTTCTCGGTTGTAGGTGGTGGAGACACGGCCCTGCGAGTCGATGTAGATGACATGGGCATGGCCGGGGCGGCCGGTGGCATTCGGTAGAGGGTTGGGTTCCGCGTAGAGAATCTGCATGATTTACACTCCCATCCAACTGCGGTTGATCCGGTGAACACGCCGCTGATTGCGGGAGGATTCGCGTTCACGTTCCTGTTCTTTGCGGGCGACAACGAGGGCGGTGTCGGGCGCGGTCATGGTGAGCATGAGGGCATCTGCCTTATTGGGGGAAGGCATGTTGCGCTTGCGCATCTCGAGTTTGCTCTCCACTTTCACTTTGCCGTGATCGTTCACGCTGAACTTAATGCCCGACAGTTCGGAGATGAGTTGCATGTCGGGACAGGAGGCAAGGGAGATGCGGTTGTGCTCGAAGCGTTGGCGCAGCTCCCACCACAGCTCGTCGCGGAGTCTGACGAACTTGTCGGTGCGGGGGGCGATACCAACATTTACGGCGTAGACGTTCGGCACACCTTGTCTGCGCAGCTCGTCATACACGCCTACGCCTAGACCTGCTGCGTCTATGTAAATCGCTTGCGGATTCCAGTCAGCGGCACGCATGGCGACCCATCGGGAAAGTTCGACGGTATCCACTTTCTGAAGTTCATGCAGTTCATGTATAACCGGACCCTGTCGGACGAGTATAACGGAAGAGTCATCCCCCTGCCGGGCAACATCGACGCCAAAAACAACCGGATCATTCGGTTGCGTTTCGAGTTGGAGTTCCTTCGCATTGATGCACCATTCATAGGGGATGAGTGAGTCGGAGTCAGCGGCAGGGGGTTCACCGAGGACAGAGACGCGGTACTCGATGGAGTGTCTGCCGAACTTTTCGCGCAAGTACTCGATCTGGTCGGGCGTGACCATGTCCGACTCTTCGGCATTCCAGTGGAGGGGAATCCAGTATTTCGCTTCGGCAGAGAAATGGGTGTCAATGGCAAAGCCGGTGCGCCGGGTGGGGTTGAAGAAGAGAAGGATAAAATTAACGGGGTCGGTGAGGGTGGTGTCGAGAGGCGAGAAGACAGGATCGGGAATACCCGAGGCTTCATCCATGATGAACATCATGTAGCGGGAGTGCTTGCCCTGGAGCACTTCGACCTGCTGGTCGGCAGGGATATTGGGTCCGGCAGAGTTGCACTGGACAAACCAGTTCTTGCCCTTCTCTGGGGCAGACTTGAGACGCAGGCCGCTGGCCATGAGATCGTATTCGTCCGATAGCAGGCAGGCGGGTTCGCCTTGGATTCTGCGGGACTTCCACTTGGCCAGCTCGGCGATGAGGTTCGACTGGAGGTTGGTCATGGAGGGGGCAAGGAGGTAGGACTTGGACTCGTAGAAGCAGGTCAGGAACCAGTAGACGATGATAGCAGCGGCCGCGTCTTTGCCGACGCCCTTACCGGCACGGACGGAGATGCCGCGCTTCTTGGCGTAGACACGCTCCTCGGGGGTCAGGGGTTGGCCCTCGTCAACTTTGCACTTCGCGTTCACGAGCTTCTGCAACTCGTAGAAGAGTTGGAGTTGCTGGGCACCGGGGTTGAACTTAAAGACTTGTCGAGCGAAGAGGAGCGGATCATGCTTCCAGAGTTTGATCTGGTCAATGGCATTCTGCTCATGAGCAAGGCGGTCGAGGTTAGCCATGCCACTCATCCTCCGGGTCGGGGTCGGTGTCCGGGTTCGGCACGGGCAATGCTTCGATCTGTGGCGCAGGGGGCTGCATGATCTGCGCATCTTCGGGGGTGGAGTCTTTGGTTCGGGGAGGGGTGGCTTTGGCAATGAGGGAGACGATGGAGGCGACCTGATCGACAACGGCTTGAGGGTCAGGTTGGGTGAGTTGCTTGAACTTGTCGATGAGGATGCCAGCGGCAATGGCTCTTTGTGAGAGGGGCGTTTTGCGCAGCTCGATTGCCGACATGTCGTCGATAGACTGGATGAGGACAGCGGCAGTGTTCAGCGACTTGGAGGCAAGTTGGAGCTTGTATTTGTCGAAGGCAGACGGCTCATCGGGGGCGGGAGGAAGTTCGGGGGGGTTGGTCTTACCGGCACCAGTTCGGTGCGGCACGATCTGACCCGCTTCTTCGACAATGGCGATGTAGGCATTTACAGCGGTGACAGAGCGGCCGACTTGTGCGGCTATCGCTTCCACATCCATACCGCTCGCCCGGAGCTGTTTGATGTGTTCTTTTTCGACCTCTGACATCTTCGTCGCCACTGTTCTACTCCCGTCAAGCCCAATATATGCGGTAGGCTTACATAATGTCAAGCGTTGAGTAGGGAATTTTTCTAGGGAGAAAATGGATACATTGGGCAAATGCTGGCTGGAAGCGGCACTCGCAGCGACTCCTTTTTGAAAACCGCTCGTAGTCAATGCGGCGAACCGTAATAATAATTTCGCGCGCGCGTTCCCTTCTCCTCCCCTCCCCCCTGGCCTGGCTCAATCGGCCTCTATCACTCATCATTTTTCTGATAGGTTTACATAATGATTATTATCAGTCAGTAACCAGACAGGCTGTAACCCTGATGAATGCTCATTTTCCTCATTTTCTGCTGAATATCCAGCATAGACACACCCGGACACGTGGACTATTTGTAGCCTGATAATGCAATGAATTTAGAAATTTGCGATGAATAGAAAAAAGAAAAATGAGTTTTCGGCTGAAACGTTAATCAGGAGAGGAAAGTCAGGTAAAAAATAAAAATTATATAAAATTGTCTTGACATTATGCCGACGTTGAAATATACTTGAATCAAGGTCGAAATCCCGCGATGGCATAACGGGGGATTCCAAGCCGAATCGACCGTTCGGCAACATGAAGCCGCATAGCGGCAGAAGGAGATTCATATGACCACCGAAGTGATATCGAATGCGTTCCGCCTGGGCTGGCAATGGGGCCAGCACCATCGAAGGGAAGCCTCCGACCGGGAGGCTATAGAGCTGGTTGGGTATGACGACGCCGCCCGGTTTTGCCAGGGCAGCATTGATGGTGCGGCTGGCGACCGCTGGCGGCTGGACAAGAAGGGAGAGAAGTGATGGACAAAGACACCAGCGCAGTCTTCATAGTAATAAAAACTAACAACCGTTGGCGCCCGTTCAAGTATCGGAACGAAGTTCCGGAAAAAGTTCTGCGCAATCAGTTTGACTATCTGAGTGAAGATATAGGTTTCGATGGTTTCTTCAAGTATCGCAATATCTGGTACCACGTCGATGAATTCATGAGGGTATCAGATAATGCCCCGTTCAAGGGGTGGGACAGATACTTAAGTGATTCATTTTTTAGTGGCGTGTTGTTGCGCGTATCGTCTAACGGCGAACGATACATGGTCGGAACGTATTACAGCTGGGGACAAAAATCATGATAGTGAAAATTGAGAAGACTGATACTTTCGGTGGTGAACCTAACTACTGTTGGGCTGAGCGGCACAGCATAACGATGCCAGACAATGCGTCAGACTTGGCGATTATGCGCAAGGCGAAAGAACTGTGTGGCTACAGCGGTCTACGTGGCCGCGTTTTCAATGATGGCGACATGATCGAATTCCGACCGTATCGTGTGCACCAGGTTATGTTTATTACGTTTGAAAGTGAGGAAGAAGTATGAGAATGCAAAAATGGACACGTCCAGAAAACTACGGCGGCGCAGAATGGAATAACTACTACATATTCCTGAGTCAGAACCGCGATTCTGACGTTCTAACTCGCTCTAACTTCCGTTCTGCCCTGACTGCCATCGGCGGGGAAACGGGATTCGAAGAGAACGAGAACGGCAACAAGTATGCGCTTATAACAGTAGTGAGGGAGAACCACTGGGCATGCGGTTGGGTGGAATGGATTGCGATACATGAGAGTGCAACGGAACAAATTGCAATCGCGGAAAGAATCCTCGAACGGCTAGAAGATTATCCTATCGTCAATGAAAATGACTTCGGCGAATTGGAATACGAAGAATGCGCGGAAACATGGAAAAACATGAGCGTGTCAGAACGCAGTTACTACCTGCGCCGCCACTCGCATACTTGCTCGTGCATTCGCAACATGTTTGAAGCAGTCCGGGGCGGTAGCTGGCGTGCGGCCGCGAACATGTTGCACTGCCC